CACGCGGTAGCAGTCGTCTACTGTGAAATAAAGGGTGTCTGCATTCTCCGGTTTTGTGGTGCGTGCTCTGTTGTCACGACCACGGATGTAGAGATCAAATAACCCCTGAAGAACGGGAGCCAGACGGGTGTCCTGTGTGCGCACCCATCTTGTGAAGTCATGAGCGTCAATCATGCTGCAATTCTCTTTACTACAGATGTGCGAAGGCCTCCCGCCGCAAGGTGCAGGAAAGGCCCGGAACAGGAATTAATGGAGTTTGTTTTGCTGCTGGATGAGCTGTTGAAGCTCGTGCAGATCATCCGCCAGATAGCTGAAAACAGAGGCGGAATAAATGTTTGATAGTGCGTGGCTGCGCTCATGCAGCATATTGATGTGCATGATTTGCGCGACGCGTGATGCGCGGGAAAGTCTGCGGTTGATTTCAGTCTGGATGTGACGACGCTCCGCGATAGCGCGGTGCTGTTTGCGGTCTGCCATGGTGTGGCCTCTTTGCTCGGTGATAGAAATAACTCACCATCCAGAGTTGAGAATCTCGGGGTGGCGAGACGTACAGGGTTCTCAACACCGGAGAGCAAAGAATCCGGCCCGACCGAAGTCGGCCCCGTACGCCCCGCCATAATTCTGACGCGAAAAAGACGTGGCAATACAGTACGCACAAAAAAACCGCTTGCGCGGTTATGCGCTTTGCTCTGTATCGGGTTGAGAATCCCGGCACCCGTTTTATGAGGTGCAGCGGAAATGTAACCTGACCGATTGAGGCATGGCAAGCGGTTTTTTTGTGTGTGCATGTTCTGGTTTCTTACTGGTTCAGAAAAAAATCAAAAACGTTATCGATGCGTTGCAGCAGCTCTTGCTGCATTGCTTCCGGCGTTTCCGGTTCGCCAGGTGCCCCCAGCGTTGCGCAGAAATCAGCGATTTCATGATGGAGCGTGAGGCGAATGGCAGGAGCCGTGGTTCTGGCGTGCTCCAGCTGATCCAGCAGTGCCAGCACAGCAGACGGCGAGAGCATTGCGCGAAATGCCAGTAATTTTTGAGGCGTTGCCATTCGTTGCAGGGCAAATGCCAGTTCGCGTAGCTTCTGGTGGTTGATGGTGCTCATGCTCTGGCTTCCTTCAGTAGCTGGTTAAACATGTTGGTAAGTGGATTGCCGCACCCGAACGGCATCGGGTTTATCTGGTAAGAAAAGCGACCGCCTGTTTTGCGCTCTTTTCTTATGACTGAACCGCTGCGCCAGAGTCGGCGTAACTCCGCATTAATGGCTGTGGTTGGGGTATTCAGTGCTGCGGCGATTTCTCCACCGCTACACCCCGGATTGGCAGCGATATAATCCAGAATGGTCATCTGCGTGACTCCTGTACCTGTCGGATAAGGTTCACCTGCACCACATTCGTGGCGCAGAAGTAAGTGCCGTCAGTGAGATAGATGTGATGTGCATCCTTTTCTGAACGGTGTTTGTCGATTGTGGTAATCAGGCGTTCGTCGACTTCGTATTCACGTCCTCTGGAGGTAAAACGAACGACAGGAAAATGCTTAATTGCCATTACGCCTCCTTGGCGTATGCGAATACCTCCGCGAATGCGGATTGTTTTTACATTTTCTTATTTAACCTGTGGTTTTATTTGCTCTGTTATTCGCCAGTGAAAAGCGTTCAATCTTTTTTATTGAATGAATAATTCGCATAATCCCAATGGCGCAGGCCACCGAAATAATCAGAACAAGCCATGAGATAAATATACTCATGCGATATTCCCCAGCTTATACGGTTCAATATGTTCCCCGCATTCTGCGGCACAGATCAGCTCGGAAAGTTCGTTAAGTGCATCCAGATCATCAGCGTAAAAAGCCACGTCATACAGACTCCGGATTGCCCTGGTCAATGAGTCACGGGCTGCACGTTCAGCATGAGCGCCTGATGCGCTTAAGCGAAAATAAAAACGCTCAAGTGCTTTGTTAATGAGAGTTTTATATTCTTTGCCCATCACAACGCCCTTTAATCTGCTTTCTTAATTTCAGCTTCTGAATCCATACAAATAATTTCGATATAGGGTTCATCGCCATTAGCCTGGCGCGCTTTTTCAGCTTCGTTAATGGCTTCGCGAACGGTCTGGTACGGAAGCTCCACGATCAGTTGTGCGTTGTTCGCATAAACGTGAGTAACTGCTTTTTTTTCTGCCTGGGCTACAGCATCAATAGCTGATGCACGTAATAACAGTTCACCGCGAAAATCAATAAAACGGATAAATACACCTTGTGCATACTCTTTGGTCATAAATCACCTGTTATAAATCAACCTGTTTAATAAAACTTTGTCCGCGAAGCAGACGATCAACCGTGCGAAGTGCTTCGTATAATGTGAAATCCTGCCCGAACTGATTGTCGCCGCTGCTCAGTGCAAAAATGCGGTTTCCGGTAAACGGATTGCGTGGGCATTTGTGGACCACGATTCCAGCTTTCTCAATCAACCAGGCGTGCTCGCCGATTTGTTTTACTGGGTAGCCATCCGGCGTTGCGTGTGTTTCGCTCAGGCTGTAGCGAGAGTTGCTACGTGATGCACTGGTAGCGAAACGGTTAGCATGGCGTTCCGCCCCGTTGCGGAAGCGCTGCTGTGAAGAATTGCGACGTTCCTTCATATCAAAATACTCCGCCTAAAATGAATAATGGTTTGAGTTATGCTGCTTTACCGCTGATATTTCTGTTTCGTCTGCCACTTGTTGGCTTAAACAAAAACAGACGGTTTTCCCAGTCGTGCCATTCCTGAGGTGCGTTTTCGATGAGGCGATCGCATGCTTCATCCCACGCTTTTCTGTTGATGTAGAGTTCAGCGTTTCCGCCTGGCTTGAGAGGGTCCGCCATATACACCGCAGGTAGCTTTCCTGCTTTTGCCATGCTTACGATGGCATCAACGGTCTTTCCGATATACATCGCAAATCCTTCTTTTGACAGGAGATGCGAGGGATTTTCTGAAAGTCGAATTTCTTCACGTTCACGTGCTTTGCGTCCTGTTTTTTGATGCTCACCTTCTGGCATTTCTGACAGGTGATCGCATCGTGTTCCGCAAAGTGACTCAGGCGCGTTTTGAGTGCTTTCTTGCATCTGATATCCTCCGCTATTGGTGCTTTCTTCTAACTAGCACCATTTAGAACTAGTTAGCGCAATTCGTTGTGTGTTAATTGATGTATAAACTAAGTGAGTTAACTTACTATGTCAACTACCGTAGCTATGAAAATTCGCATCATGCGGAAGTCAGAAATGCTTACACAAGAAAAAATGGCAGAGATTACTGGGCTTACTCTTGCTGCATTAAGGCAATATGAGCAAGGACGAAATGAACCCAACCTTGAGTCAACAAAAAAGCTTCTGAAAGCCCCCATGTTCCGTAAGTACCGCGACTGGTTTTTGTTTGATGAAGTTGAACCCAAGGCCGGGCAGGTTGTACCGGCTCTCGCACACATTGGGCAAGGCGAAGCGGAATCATCCCGCTCCGGCAAGAAAACTGGTTAACGGTTCACCAGGCATTTATTTCCCAGAGCTGTGATCAAGATGATGTTTTCATTGGAGGGCTTCCTTATGTCGATTAAGAAGCTCGCTAATGGCAAATTTTGTGTGGACGTGCGGCCAGCTGGATCAGAAGGAAAAAGATTCAGGCGGCGATTTGATACTCGTGGTGAGGCTGTTTTGTATGAGCGTCATGTATTGCAGCATTACCACGACAAAGATTGGGTTGATAAGCCAACAGAACGGCGCTCGCTGAGGGAGTTGCTGGATTGTTGGTGGCTATACCACGGGAAAAATCATCCTTACGGTGCGATGGAGCGAGTGCGTATTTCTGCGGTCATTAGTGATCTTGAAAGTATTAATGTTACACGCAGTGACCAACTTACTCGTAAGAACATAATTAATTATCGGTTATTGTTGCTTAATCGCGGAATAAAACAATCCACGGTTAATCGTTATTGCGCAATGATGAGTGGTTTCTTCACAAAACTAATTGACGCAGAGGAATATTCTGGGGCTAATCCGTTTCATGATGTGAAAAAACTTAATATCAAACAGCCTGAAATGGCTTATTTGTATCATGAAGATATTCCACGATTACTGGAGTTGTTATCTGGTGATGAATTAAAAGCCGTCTTGTTGTGTCTGGCAACAGGTGGAAGATGGAGTGAGGTTGCAAATATCAAGGGGGAGCATGTTATTAGCGGCAAAGTCATTTTTATGGAAACCAAAAATGGGAAGCGTCGCGTTATACCTATATCGTCAGAACTGGAGTGCATGATTAAAACAAAGGCCACTGGTCGTTTAATTTATCCAAGTTATGCAGCTGTCAGAGCTGCTATCAGAAAGGTGAGGCCTGATCTTCCTGAAGGGCAGTCGATACATGTTTTACGGCATACCTTTGCCACTCACTTCATGATTAATGGTGGGAATATCATCACTTTGCAGAGAATACTTGGACATAGCACTATTCAGCAGACGATGACTTATGCCCATTTTGCGCCGGATTATCTACAGGATGCTGTGCGCTTTAATCCTGTGGCTGAGTTGTCCAGATATTGCCCATAA